CACCAAGACTTCGATGGTGTCCATCGACCAGCAGGACCATGGTGGGACTGCATCAATTGTGGCGATCTATTCTATTCCACTACACTTTGCACGTGCGATGATTGCAATCCGTTCAGTGGATATTGTAGGAGTTGCTGAGATGTGCGTCAAGTGTGAAGCCTGTAATCAAACGTACTTCTGCAAGCATAATCAACGTCTTACAACTGGTGAAGTTGTACGTTGTGAATACAACTTTCTTTGGGTGCAAACCTGTATGCTATGTCAGCCCAAGTAAGGGATCAGTGAGATAGCAACTTGAACAGTTTCGAAGCCACCGACCAAACCGAGAGTGAGAAAGGACACAAGCACGTTAAGTCGAATTAGACTCTCGAGGTTGGATTCTTTTTCTGCACGTCGTTCTTCGCGTGTCATAAGCCACGTTGCGAATCGTTCGGTCTTAGTTGGTGATTTCACTTCTTCAATTGGTTTTTCTTCTGATGTCATAGTAACACTTCCTCGATTATGTCGAGTTTCTTCCCGTAACTTCTGCCTATGTTTGCCCACTTGCTTGTGTTAAATGCAAGTCCGCCAAACCATAGTGCGTCAACAACAGGAAGAGGACCATCGATCCAAACGATGGGGTAGGTCCACACGTAAGTGGCGAACCCAAGAGTAGCGCCAGCAATAGTGCCAACCGCTTCGAAATTTATATCCGTCTTTGGATCAAGTGCTTTGGGAGTTGGTGCTTGAACAACCTCGGCAGTGGTGATTGGATTCTGACGAGTCTGTTGACCCAGCAACTTCCACCATTCGAGTTCCATTCAATTCAAATCCTGCGCAAGTTTGTAGGACTGTCGAAGTCGCATGATGTAGGAGAGATCGTTTTCTTCCTTGCCACTGCCAACAATGATAACACGCATGTGCGGAAGTTGGATTGTGAAACCATTCTGCGGAGAAAATCCGTATGTTTGTACCTTGACGATTCTGGTAACGTACAACCGGTCTGATGCGGTTGGTGTCATTGATCCAAACTCTTCAGTTGCATATACGACGCCTGCTTGTTGTGGCAAGGAAGAATTGTTCGAAATCATTTGAACTCGACCATAAAGGACATTTTCGAATCCAATTGTTGAGTTTTGGTCGGTCGTGCGTCGTGGTTCAATACCGGGGCATGTAAATTGAGTGTCAAAGACTTGCCCCGGTGGTACAGTGTAATTTTGGTCTGCGATCCACTTTGATACATTGAATGGCGACTCAGTAATTAATACCCATTCAAACAAAGCCCCGTAAGGTGGTTCTCCGGGAGCAGTAACACCAGGTGCTGAATAGAAAGGCGAGTTCTGAATTGTAGCCGCCTGAGGAAAGAAAGTCTCTTCTTGAGTCGTGGTCATACCACCGATGTCGATCGTGTCTTGTGTGTATATGTGATTACCACCTTCACGCTCCCAAGGAGTGTTTTCAATATACCAACCGTTGTTAGGTGGAGCAACTGTATAGGTTGCTGTGCATCCTCGAAGGACAGTGTCAAACATCACTGTTCGACTCATTTCTTTCGCCCCTTCTTCTTCGACGCACTCTTCCAACCCTTGGCCGCTTTCTTGAAGCGTGCTTGATGAGTCATACGCGGATGAGCCTTCTTTAACTTGGCGAGTTCCTTCTTCATGTATTTGTTATATGCAGATGGTGCTCGCTTGACAGTCTTAACAGCCTTCTTGACTGCTTTCTTTCCTGCTCGCTTTGCTGTGGATCGTGCTTCTTGTTTTGCACTTTCAACAAACAGCGCCTTGAGTTCATCAAGGGTTCCTTCGACTTTTACCAAGGTAAACACCTCAGTTGTCTGCGGCAGTTGATTGGATTGCGATGGCCATGAAGTCCTTTGCACCTAGGGTGACAATGGAAGCGTTCACTCGAACGGTGACGTTGACGGCTTTGTTTGCAGCCAGAAGTGTGGTCAATCCGCTAATGTACAATTCATCATTTACAACGTATCGACCATCATCGCTTCCCTTGCCAAAGTTGTCAGGGTACAAATCTGCATTGCGATCAAGACCGCCATCGGTGTCGAAGTTGAGTGCTCCACTTGCAACAAGTGCCCTGTCATTGCAGAACACGAGTCCGCCACGGTTGAGGTCGGTGACTTGAATCAACACGTTACCAGAACCGCCCATAGTTGTGTTCGGGAAAAGTTCAGTGGCAGAGGTTCCTTGGAAGATAAAATCAACAGAGTGAATTTGTAGTGCTTGGCGATCACCAACGTCAACGTAACTGCCAAGGTCAATAGTTGCAAACGTTGGGGTGTTTGCAGCGTCAATCGTAAGTCGTTCTGTAAGCGTAAACATCGAGGTCTTTCTTGTAGCCATTTTAATCATCTCTTATTAGGGGTGTCCGGGGGTTGTTTCAGTGCATGAATTAACTGACCGGCTCCCCCGGACAGATTACGTACCCCACATCCAGCACTTAATCTTCTCTACCGGTGGCAAAGGATCACCCTTTTGCTTACCACCCTCGCTTCGCTCCCCCGACCTCCACCCCTTAGCGTATAGCCCCCGCTATATTATTCTGCTCACCCCTTTTTTCAGAATAGACTTAGGCATAATATTATTATTGGTGACTCCTTGGACTAACTATGGGGAACCAGTACAGCATAACGGTGAGCGATGAGACGGATAAAATCCTGCGAGACATGAAAGACCAAGGCTACAAGATGTCACAGATTGTAGATGCAGCGGTGTCGACCATGGGCAAACATGGTTGCGCACGTGTCATCCGCGATCGTAGAGCACTCGAAGCACTCAAGAAGGCGGCGGAACAATGAGAGAGCGATACGCGGATGACTGTTCGATGTGCAAAGCAATTGTTTACGTCGAAGCAAGCTTGAACTTTAACCAAGAAAACTTCTGTGCGACGTGTAGAATTGCAATCGCTCTGGAGAACATCGTTGAGTTGATGGAGGAGGCTTCTGTATGAGCTGCGGCTTTTACAATAACTTTGACTGGGTGACCAGAGACATTACAATCGAGTGGTTGTTTGGTCACCAAGACTTCGATGGTGTCCATCGACCAGCAGGACCATGGTGGGACTGCATCAATTGTGGCGATCTATTCTATTCCACTACACTTTGCACGTGCGATGATTGCAATCCGTTCAGTGG